GGCTCATTTTTATTAAAAGGTAAAAATTCAAGTTCTCCAGTACAAATACAATCACATGATGGTAACGAAGATATAGAAGTAGACCCTGATGGTTTTATTAAATATGAAACAAATGGCTCTGAAAGAATGCGTATTGATTCTGGAGGAAAGATATTAGTAGGAACGACATCTGCAACTAATGGACAGGTAGAAGTAAAAAGTACAACAACTAATTCGTATAAAGGATATTTTGCAAATTCAACAGCTAACTTTCAAAACATGAGACTTTATAGTGATGTTGGTGGAACACAAACAGAAACATTTAGAGTTGAAAATGATGGGGATGTTAGAAATACTAATAACAGTTATGGCTCAATATCAGATGAAAGAATTAAACAAGATATTACAGATGCAAATTCTCAATGGGAAGATATTAAAAATCTTAAAATTGTAAATTTTAAAAGAAAAGATCAGGTTGCAGAGGGTTTAAATATACCAATGATAGGTGTTATTGCTCAAGATTTAGAGAAAGCTGGAATGAATGGTTTAGTTTCTGAATCAATACCAAGCACAGGAGAGATTAGAGCTAATTCAGAATTTGGTACACTTGAAAATATTGTTGATGAAGATGGAAACATTCAAGGTGTTAAAGAAATACCAAAAGATGGTGTTACTGTTAAATCCGTAAAATACTCTGTACTTTATATGAAATCAATTAAAGCATTACAAGAAGCTATGACAAAAATAGAAACTTTGGAAGCTAAAGTAGCAGCATTGGAGAGTAAGTAATGGCACTAACTAGACTAGGACTTAATCAATCAATAAATTTAGCGACTAACGTTACGGGCACGCTTGCTACAGGTAATGGTGGCACGGGTGCTACAAGCTTTGCTCCTGGTAAGGTTTTACAAGTTATAAATAAAATAGATGGAACATACACAGCTACTTCTTCAAGTACATTTACCGATACATCATTAACTCAAGCAATTACTCCATCATCAAGTTCTAGCAAAATTCTAGTAATGGTTGAACAAAAATCTGTTAAAGCTTCTGGTAATACTGGAGTTAAATTAAATTTATTAAGAGATTCAACAGAGTTAGACCAATTTCAAACTATTGGTGGAGAAACAGAGGAAGGTACAAGAAACGATTTTGGGAGTTCAGCTTTCTTTTATTTAGACTCACCTAACACTACCTCAGCAGTTACATACAAAACACAATTTGCAAATTATGCAAATGGTACAGGAGCAGCAAGAGTAAATAATTCATCAAGTGATGAGTCATCAATGGTGCTTATGGAGATTTCAGCATGATTATACATATAGATGACGCTATTTTAAGTTTAAATTCAAACGCTTTATTTAATATTAAAGCATCAAGTGGTGTTGATATTGATAATGCAGAAATTAATTGGTTAGAAGATACAACTCCAATTTCTAAAGCAGATATAAAAGCAGAAATGGATAGATTACAGGCTATAGAGGACGCAAAGTAAATGACCTTTGCGGCCTCAAGTTTCGCCGAGGCAGCTTTTGCCTCACAGGGTGTATCTGGATCAGTAACGGTAGCGTTAAGTGGTCTTAGTATATCATCAAGTGTAGGTTCAACATCAATTAGTTCTGGAATAACAGTAGGAGTTAGTGGTCTCTCAATGTCCACGGCTCTCGGAGCAGCAACTCCAGCAACTGTGGTAACACCAAATGGTGTATCGGCTAGCACAGCAGTAGGACAGGTAACATTAAATCAAACAGTAAACGTAACTGGCGTATCAGCAACCATGGCTCCTGGTTCACTTGGTGTGGCTCTTGCGGTCATACCTCAAGGTCAAACTGGTACAATTAGTCAAGGTGCAGCAACTGTACAGGCTGGAGCTCTCGTAATACCTGCTGGTGTTACAGGAACCACGGCTGTCGGATCACCAAGTATTTCAACATCAGCGGTAGCACTACCAACTGGACTAAGTGCAGTAACTGCTGTAGGGTCTCCTACAATTTCAGGAACTGCAACGATCATACCAACAGGTCAAACTATGCAGTCTAGAGTTGGTACAGTGGCTAAATACACTTGGAGAGAGGTAGATGATGCTGCAACAATGGTCTGGTCAGAAGCAGCGTAATGTGTTAGGATAAGATATGGCGTCAACATTTTCAACAAGGTTAAAAATAGAGCTCATTGGTTCTGGTGAGCAGTCAAACAACTGGGGTAATATCACTAATAATAACTTCTCCCAGTCATTGGAGCAGTCAATTGCTGGTGTATATACTAGAGATTTAAGCTCACAATCTAGCCCTTATTCACTTACAAGTGGTAATGGTCCTAGTGCACAGACAGCCAACGAAGCTAGACAAGCGGCAATTATATTTTCAGGACATGCTTCAGATTTTATTATACAATTTCCTGCTGTAGAAAAATTATACTTTTTAAGAAATGCAAGCACAACAAAAAAAATTACTGCTAGACTTGGAGCGAGTGGTAATACATTTGTTATTAATCCTAATAGAAACGTTTTTTTATCTACGGATGCTACAAACTGGTTTGAAATACAAACACAAGGTAGTGATTGGCTAACAAAAACTACCACATATACAGCTTTTGCTGGAGATAAAATATTTGCAGATACAACTAGTGGTGCTTTTACAATTACGTTACCAGCATCGGCGAGTGTTGGTGATGAGATACGATTTGTAGACCTAGCAAATACTTTTGACACAGCTAATTTGACTATTGGGAGAAATAGTCATAAGATAGATGGACAAACATCGGACCTTACGGTTGCAACAGAAGGAGCAGCTTTTGCTCTTGTGTACTCTGGTGCAACACATGGTTGGAAACTACTGGAGAAATAATATGCCTACATACGAATCTATTAAATATAAATTTTCTGGTGCTGCTGTTACAGATGTTTTGAAACCAACAAACAACCTTAATGACGTATCTGCTGCAGGCACGTCAAGAACAAATCTAGGTGTTGCAATCGGTTCAGACGTTCAAGCTTTTATTTCTGCTACTGCAGGCACAAATGCCAACGGTAATAGAACTGTAAGCACAGGTAATCCTACGGGCGGTAGCGACGGAGATATTTGGTTGAAAGTATCGTAAAGTGCCATGCCAATGTATGTCAAAGATGGTGGGGACTGGAGAGAATTAGACACATCAGGAGATAACCCTGATCAATTATATTGTAGAGACTCTACAAGTTTTACTAATAAAACAGTTTTGAATGGTTACGTTAAAACTAGCGGAGTGTGGAAAGAATTTTATAACATTTTTCTCACAACTAATTTAGAGACATTTGCCACAGCAGGTACTTTTACAGATAGAGTTCCAGCCTTAGCTAATCGCATACATATACAATCTGCTGTTGGTGGTGGCTCTGGAGGTTATCGTGGAGCCGATTATGATAAAGTAGGAGGTGAATCTGCTGGACCAGGTGGAGCATCAGGTGCTTTTATATCAGACATGGTTTTTGCAGTTACTGGTGGAGAACAACTTACCTTAGTAATAGGATCAGGTGGTGCCGCTGGTACAGGAGTTTATAACGGATCTTCTGGAACAGGCGGAGAAACAACTTTATCTGGAGCTACAACAGGACCTATATTTACTTTAGGTGGTGGAGGGGCTGCTTCAGTATCAGGAGGAAGTGTTCAAGGTCAATTACGTACTAATAACCCTAGCACAGGTGGTACGAGGTCTGGTTTTGCCAGTGCAATATCTTCTGGCACAACTACAGATGGTCTTAATATTACCACATTTACAAGTGGTCCAAGAGGGACTTTTAATCAACAGGGAGATGGCACAGCAGGGGCTAACCCTGGTAACTGTAGCGGTGACAACTGTACTATTGGTGGTGGCGATGGAGGAGATTCTTTTGCTGGATCTAGCACCACTGGAGGAACTGGTGGACCAAATGGTAATGTAAGTGGAACTGCAGGCACACGAGGTGCAGGTGGCGGTGGCGGTGGCACGGAACCTGGCTCTTCATCTGGAGGTGCTGGAGGTGCTGGTGAAATAGTTTTTAGATATTTGAGGATGTAATGCCATTAACAAAATTACAATTTCAACCTGGTATCGATAAACAGAATACTGAATATGGTGCTGAAGGTCGTTGGATAGATGCAGACAACGTAAGATTTCATTACGGATTACCTCAAAAAGTAGGTGGTTGGCAGAAACTTGTTAATGACACAATTATAGGAGTAGCAAGAGACATACACGCATGGTCGGATTTAAGTGGTGTAAGATACACGGCTCTCGGAACAGATAGAAAATTTTATATTTATACAGAGGGTACGATAGCTGACGTCACACCGATAAGAAAAACAACAAGTAGTGCTTCTAATCCTTTTACTACGGATGGAACAAACAACGTGACTGTAACAGATAATGGTCATGGAGCTTCACTTGGTGATTTTGTAACTTTTGATTCTTTTTCTGCAATAGATGGACTTGATATGAATGCAGAGTTTGAGATTACATCTATTACAAACTCAAATAGTTATGTTGTAACACAAACTAGTAATGCCTCTGGATCTACTTCTGGAGGTGGAGGCACTGGTAACATTAATTATCAGATTAGTATTGGACCAGATGCTTCTGTATATGGCTATGGTTGGGGTATTGGAACATGGAATAATTTAACTTGGAATACTCCAAGATCTACATCTACAGTTACGTTGGATGGTCGTAATTGGAGTTTTGATAATTTTGGTGAAGATTTAATAGCTACGGTTCATAAAGGTGGTACATTTAGATGGGACACATCAGCTGGTTTATCAACAAGAGCGGCTGTAATTTCTCAAGCTCCTACTAATTCAAGATTTAATTTAGTTTCCATGCCTGATAGACACATATTTTTATTTGGCACTGAAACAACTATTGGTGACAGTAGTACACAAGATGATTTATTTTTACGGTTTTCTTCACAAGAAGACTTTACAACATGGACACCAACAGCAACTAATACTTCTGGTTCATTTAGAATACAGGATGGCTCAAAAATAGTAGCTGCAGTCAGATCTAGAAACGCTGTATTAGTGTGGACAGACAATTCCTTACATGCGCTGCAGTTTGTAGGCGCTCCCTTCACATTTTCATTAGTAGAGCTTGGCGCCAATTGTGGTGCTGTTGGTGTGCACTCAGCTGTGGACATTAATGGTGTAGCTTATTGGATGTCTCAAAATTCATTTTATTTGTACGATGGTACAGTTAAAAAATTACCATGTAGTGTGCAAGACTTTGTATTTGAAGATTTTAGTATTGCAAATTATCCTGAAACATATGCAGGTATAAACTCTGAATTTAATGAAATAACTTGGTTTTATCCTTCCGCAGCATCGACACAAATAGACAGAGCAGTAACATACAATTATTTAGAAAAAACATGGTACACATCGAATTTAGATAGAACAACATGGTCTGATTACGGTGTATATCAACAACCTTATGCAACAAAGTATTTTCCTAATAATACTGCAACAACGCCAACTGTAAAAGGTCTTACTGCAGGTGCATCTACTTTTTATGAACATGAGGTTGGTTTTGATGATGATGGCACAGCTATGACGGCATTTATAACCTCTGGTGATTTTGACATACAAGATGGACAACAAATGCTTTCTATCAGTAGAGGCATACCAGATTTTAAAGATCAGGTAGGAGATGCGTTTGTTAAACTAGGTTTTAAATCGTTTCCCTCTGAAACAGCTTCAACAATCAGTAGAACAGTAAATACAAACACGACAAAATTTGATTTACGTGGTAGAGGTAGACAAGCTAATGTTGATATAAGAAGCACTGATGTTGGTGCGAATTGGCGTTATGGTACGCTGAGACTAGATGTAAAACCAGATGGAGGTAGATAATGGCTAAGATAGCGACAACAAGATTACCAGATGCAACAGAAGAATATCAACCATCACAATTTGATGCGTTGATACGTATTCTTGAGCAAATTACACAACAACTGAACTTTGGATTTCAACAAGACATAAAAGATGAGTCTACAGCAAGGAGTTTTTTCCTTGGCTGATATATT